CATGGAGATGCTGGGGCAGATTTAACAGCCATATCTGTTGACATATCTGTTGACTATGATGACAATAACATAATCACATATGGAACTGGTATAGCTGTTGAAATACCTGAAGGGTATGTTGGGCTAATTTTTCCTAGAAGCTCGATTTATAAGAAGCAATTGATTTTATCAAATTCCGTTGGGGTTATAGATTGTGGATATCGAGGAGAAATCAAATTCAAATTTCGGGGAGACCGAGAATCTGATGTTTATAAAATTGGAGATAGAATTGGTCAATTGGTAATTATGCCCATTCCAAGTGTTGAATGGCAAGAAAGTGAAGAACTTACTGATTCGGTACGTGGTGAAGGTGGATTTGGAAGTACTGGGGTATAGTATATAAACGAATAACACATTGGATGAAAACTAAGTGGATAGATACTTATAATAAAGAATTATATCCATGAAATACAAATACATTAGAAATTGTCCCGTGTGTGATATTGAGATTTCATATACTCGAAAAAGAACATTAAATGAAGCAAACAAAAATAATACAGTTTGTAAGTCGTGTCGTAGTAGACGATACCCGATAGAATCTGAATATGTTAGAAAATGTCCACAATGTTTATCAGATATTAAATATAAGAATAGACAGAGCAGAGATACAGCAGATAATCGGAATACTTCATGTAGTAAATGCAGATTAAAATGGCACGAAACAAAATTTGGAACAAAAAAATATAATACATTTAAATCTATTTGTAAATTATGTGGATCAACTAAAACACATTATACTAAGCATAAATTAAGTGATGTGCAGTTAAAAACTCATATATTAAATGCAAATAAAAAAATGTGTAGGTCATGTGCAATGAAAACTAGATGTTTGGAAAAACCATCAATGTATAATACAGCCCCTGAGCTAGAATTAAAGTTAATTCTGAATGAATTAAATATTGATTATATATTTCAATACCGTGTTGATAACAAATATTATGATTTTTATATTCCTGAAACGAATACATTGGTAGAAGTCGATGGTATATATTGGCATGGTAAAGATAAATTAGATACTGAATTAGATGCGGCTCAAATTAGAACAAGAAAAAACGATAAAATTAAAAATGAACTGGCTAAACGATTAGGATTTAATTTAATAAGAATTTGGTCAGATGAATTAACAATTGAAACTGTAAAAAATAAATGCTTAATTTAAACAACACCGAACATACGATTTGGACTGAGCGGTATCGTCCACAAACCTTAGATGATTACATCGGTAATGAATTACTGAAAGACAAAGTTGGCCTATATATAGAATCTGGTGATGTTCCACATCTATTGTTATATGGAACGGCTGGAACCGGAAAAACTACTCTGGCAAAAATCATAGCTAATTCAATTGATGCCGATGTGATGTATATTAATTTTTCAGACGAAAATAATATTGAAACGGTGAGAACCAAAATCAAAAACTTTGCCAGTTCAATGGGGTTCAGAACATGGAAGATTTGCATTTTGGACGAGGCGGATTTCGGCACACCAAATGCACAAGCAGCACTTCGTAATCTGATGGAAACATTCTCTAAATCTACTCGTTTCATCTTAACGTGTAACTATGTAGAAAAGATTATTGACCCAATCCAATCTAGATGTCAAGTGTTTGGTATCACACCACCATCTAAAGCAGAGGTAGCAAAACGACTACACACAATTCTTCAACAAGAGTCTGTTGAATTTGATGTGAAAGACTTGGGTGTGTTGGTGAATAGTGGTTATCCTGATATCAGAAGAGTCCTAAACGCAGCACAACGACAAGTAGTTGATGGTAAATTGAAGATTGATAAAACTTCAATGATACAGGCAAACTATATGGATGAGTGTTTGCAAGTTCTAAAGTCGGATAGTGATACGAAAACTAAGTTTACAAAAATCAGACAAATTATTGCAGATAGTAAAGTAAAAGACTTTACACCATTCTTTAAGTTTTTGTATGACAACGTGGATGAATTCGCTGGAGAACATGTAGGCGAAGTTATTGTAAAGTTGGCTGATGCCCAGTACAAGGATACATTTGTTATTGATAAAGAAATCAATGTAATGGCAACAATTTTGGGTATCATTGAATTTACTTAATATGCACTGGTTACATCACATATTGGGAACTTGTGGAGAGCCGCACCCATCACTTCTATCTTTATTTGGAATTGTCCCAACTATTTACTATATTGTGAAATCTAAGATTAATGGCAAAGACAATTTTTGAACATCTTTCAGGGATAAAGGAAAAGAAGGTATCTTGGGATACACTTACTGATGCTGATAAGAAAACATTTAGTCCATTTCTTATCAATAGATTTCTGAGTATGAATATGGACTACATTGAGTTTGTAAATGACTTACAGAAGTATACCGTTGGATTACTGAAACCAAGTGAAGTTTATAAACTTTATTATCACTTTTTACCAGCTCAAAAGACTTGGGACAAGTATATAAAAGGAAAAACAGAAAAAAAGTATGAACCCGAATTACTTGATTATTTAACTAAATGGTTTGGAGTATCAAAACGTGAAGTTGTAGATTACTTACAAATCCTACCAAAAGAGGAAGTAAGAGAGATACTATCAGCATACGGTCTTGATAAAAAAAGAATAACCAAACTCACACTTTTTAAAAATTCTTGATATTTATAAGTACATTTAGATTGAGGATTAAATTATGGTGAAATTAAAAGATTTGTTAAAAGAAAATGTAGATGATTTAGAATCACTAGCATCATATGTAAATGCAAAATTAATGAATTCCCGTCACGAGGGGTTTGCTAGATACATTTCACCAAATATGATTATGGTATATCATCCATACGGGTGGTTATATACTGATGATAAAACGGCCACACTAAAATATGTTAGCAAACTATTTACTAGCCGGGGTGGTGCAGGATTTAAACAAATAAAAACACCCGCAAACATAAAAAAACAATATAACGCTCGTGGTATAGTTTTATTTAAGTTTAGTTAAAACTTTATATACGGTAATTAAAAAAACAAAAAAAAGTTATGGAAAAAAAGTTTCAACCAATTCAAGATAGAGTTGTTATTCAACCTATCCATGAGGATGTAACACAAGGTGGTGTTATAATCCCCGATACATCTCAAGATGGTATTCTACAGGGTACTGTAATTGCAGTTGGCCCCGGTCTCCTACTAATTACTGGTGAGCATGGAGCAATGCAATGTAAACCCGGAGATGTTGTGTATTACAGTCGAATGACTGCCCAACGATTTGATGATGAAGATAACCTTTATGTTGTAAAGGAATCTGAATTACTAACAATTGTAAAATAAGAAAATAAGTTATGAAGAAAAACGTAGACTTGGGCTCAGATGCCCGAAAATCCCTATTGGATGGTGTTAGAAAACTAAATGATGCGGTTTCGGCAACTTTGGGACCAAAGGGTAGAAATGTTGTACTACAACGTGATGGTGAATTTGTTTCAACAAAAGATGGTGTAAGTGTTGCCAAAGAAATCAATCTTGAAAATGCACTTGAAAATGCAGGTGCGCAGATGGTAAAGCAAGTATCTGCCGAAACCAATGAAGAAGCCGGTGATGGTACTACCACTAGTACGGTGTTGGCATACAATATTTTGAATCTAGGATTTCAACGCGTTGAGAAAGGCGCTAATCCAATCGATTTGAAAAGAGGTATGGATTTGGCTGTCAAAGATGTTGTTTCTCGTTTGGTTCAGAAAAGCCATGATATCAGTAGTAAGGCTGAAATTCTATCAGTAGCTAGCATTTCTGCTAACAATGATACTCATGTTGGTAATTTGATTGCCGATGCAATGGACCGTGTTGGAACCGAGGGTGTTATTACAGTTGAAGATAGTAATACTACCAACGATGAATTGGAAGTTGTAGAGGGTATGCAATTCGACCGTGGGTATTTGTCTCCACACTTTATTACCAATCAACAAGAAATGATTGCACAGTTGGAAAATCCTGTGATTCTTAGTGTTGATAAAAAACTTACCAATCTAAAAGAATTGGTTAAAGTGTTGGAATATTGTATTTCAGGCGACCATTCACTTTTGATTATTGCTGAGGATGTAGATGCAGAAGCACTTGCCGGTTTGATTGTAAACAAAGTACGTGGTACCATCAAAGTTGCAGCAGTTAAAGCACCTGGATACGGAGATAATCGAAGCGCAACTCTACAAGATATTGCCACTCTTACTGGTGGTAGTGTGGTTGACCCAAAACGTGCTATGAAACTCGATAAGTTTGACAGTAGTTGGTTTGGTACGGCTAGACTGGTAACCATTACAAATAAAACCACGACTATTGTAGATGGTGGTGGTAGTGATGAAAGTATTAAAGCACGCATTGGTGAAATTACTACTTTGATTGACCAATCTAATTCTCCATACGAAACCGAACAACTCCAAGAAAGACTTGGTAAGTTGGCAGGTGGTGTTGCTATCATTAAAGTTGGTGCTGGTAGTGAACTTGAATTAAAGGAAAAGAAAGATAGAGTAGAAGATGCACTAAATGCAACTAGAGCCGCAGTTGATGAAGGTATTGTTTCTGGTGGTGGTGTTGCTCTAATGAAAGTATCCGAAGAATTACTTGTGGATGGATATCCAAAGAATATTGAAAATGAACACAAAATATTGGGGTATCAA